CCGTTGTTGAAAGATTTATTAAGTTCATTGAATGATAATATTTTTGACATTTCTTTAACTGGCTTCGATGATGACGAATTAGAAAATCTGTTTAAAAACATAGAACCATTAGATCTTGACGAGAAAAAAAACAATAAGGAACTTAAAACTTGTCATTGTCCTAAATGTGGATTTATTTTTGAGGTGGAGTAAACATGAAAATATGTGCGTATGTACAAAGTGCTTATGCCAAGAAAACATATAAAAATGAAAATTATAATATTAGGATAAATGCAGGTATGGCAGTCGTTATTGATATTTTAAAACGTAGGGGGTATTGTATTGAGTTTGCCGGTTCTGCCACTGTCCATAATTATGATATTGTTTTGGTACAAATTACTAGTGATTGTGATTGGTGGGATTTTGTTGCAGAACGGGTGAAATGGCAAAAAGGAAATTATAAGGTTGTGGTAGGTGGCGCAGGTGTTTTAAATGTGCGTCCATTTTTACAGCTTGTTGATTACTTCGTACTCGGTCGAGCAGAAAACAATGTTGATTTGCTAATTGATGCGTTAAGCAAATACGGTGAATATGAAAGTGATAATATTATAAACTCTGAAACATTTAATATTGATAAAAATTACTATCTAAAACAGGTTGATGAAATATATCCACATGATATTTGTTTGGAGAATGGCAATGTATATCACGAAGACATCATAGGGTGTAATCATAAATGTTTATTTTGCGGGTATACATGGCAACGAAAGCAAGCTAAAACAGAGGAATTTAATTATAGCGGGCTTTGGAATGGCGGCAAGGACAGAGAGCGCGCCTTGATAGATATGGATAATGGCGTAGCCGTTGACTTAGTAAAGTTAAGAACCACGGCAATTGATGGATTATCAGAACGTATCAGATTTATGATTAATAAAAAGATTAGTAATCAAATGTTGATTAAATTTTTAATAAAATTAGCAAGTTGTGAAAAGCCACATCAAGTAAAATTTTATAATATTGTTGGTTATCCAACAGAAACTTTTGAAGACTGGTTGGATTTTAAGGAACAAATAAAAATAGCTGATAGCGAGTTTAAAAGGCAGGAAAAGCAAACAAGTATATTATTGCATTCAACTCCATTCAGAGCGATGCCCGCAACGCCGTTAGCCTGTAAACCAATGAGTTACAAAAACTATCGGGGAGAAATTGGGAAACAGTTAGGTCAAGGGCTAAAAGGAAATATTTTCTATCAAGGCAACAGCATGTGGGCAGTAGAATCAATGGCAACAGAAAGCCTATGCACGGTTATACAGTCGGCGATAGTGTGGAGGGGGACGGAACAAGATGCAGATAATTTTACAAAAATAGCTTGTAATAAAAAATTTAATTCTGCAAATAGTATGGTTAAGCAAGCTACATTAGAAAAATATTTTGATGTTAAAAATTTATTTGCCGAATTAACGGCAGAAACATTACCGACAAAATATTTACAAACATATGCAAAGGTAGAAAAATGGTGGTGACAAATTATGACAAGACCCGGGACTAAACCAAAACCGACAAAACTAAAAATACTGGAAGGGAATCCAGGCAAACGACCTCTCAATGAGCATGAGCCAAAGCCTAAACCAATTACACCAACATGTCCAAGATGGTTAAGCCCAGCGGCAAAAAAGGAATGGAAGAGGATTGTTCCTGAGTTAAAAATTTTAGGATTATTAACTTGTGTGGACGGTGCGGCTCTAGAAGGGTATTGTCAATCATATGCGCGTTGGGTAGAAGCGGAGCAGTTCATGGTAAAACATGGAACAATTTTTAAAACTCCAAGCGGATATATACAGCAAGTGCCGCAGGTGGCGATAGCCCAAAAGTATTTAAATATTGTAAAAGCATTTTGCGGTGAATTCGGACTAACGCCATCCAGTCGTTCGCGCGTTAACACTAAGCCTTTGGAAGATAAAGATGATCCAATGGAGCAAATCGCCAACCGGAGGCGATAATCATGTATTCGCAACAAGAAGCAAATTTTGTAGTTCAATTTTTTAACGGTTTGAAACACACAAAAGGCGAATGGCATGGAGTTAATTTTGACTTACTGCCATGGCAAGATGAAGCACTAAGAGCAATTTTTGGCAATTTAAAAAAAGATGGTTTTAGGCAATACAATACTGCCTACATTGAAGTTCCCAAGAAAAACGGTAAATCAGAACTTGGTGCCGGTATGGGATTATATATGACGTGTGGTGATGGTGAATGGGGTGCAGAGGTTTACGGTTGCGCTGCTGATAGGGCGCAAGCAAGCATTGTTTTTGATGTCGCTGTTGATATGGTTGACCAATGTCCCGCTTTAAAAAAACGGATTAAATTAATCGCATCAAAAAAGCGCATGGTTTACACGCCTACTAATAGCTTTTACCAAGTGTTAAGCAGCGAAGCATTTACCAAGCATGGTTTAAACGTCCACGCTTGTATTTTTGATGAATTGCATGCCCAACCAAACAGGGAACTATATGATGTCATGACTAATGGCAGTGGTGATGCCAGGCGCCAGCCTTTGTTTTTTGTTATAACTACCGCAGGAGACGATCCCGAACGTAATAGTATTGGTTGGGAAGTCCATAAAAAAGCCGTTGATATTCTAACAGGCGTTAGGACGGACCCAACTTTCTATAGCATGATTTTTGGTATTGAACCCGAAGAAAACAGAGTGTGGTCGGGAAGAAAAAGCAAGACATTTGAAAAGGTTGACTGGGAATCAAAAAAGATTTGGAAAATGGTTAATCCTTCCTTTGGACCTGCCTTGGCCTTTTCAAAAATAGAAGAATTCTATGATTCCTGCAAGGGCAATCCTGCATCTGAACGGAATTTTAGATGGCTAAGGTTAAATGAATGGTGCCAATACAGGCTGACCAAATGGGTACCTCTTGAAAAATGGGATGCCACGGCAGGGTTGCTGGATATCGAAAAATTAAAAGGACGCAAATGTTATGCGGGTTTGGATTTATCTACGAAAATAGATATTACTGCTTTTCTTTTATTATTTCCACCTGATGATAATAACGAGAAATGGGCGATGTTGCCTATTTTTTGGGTGCCTGAAGAGGGCTTAGCGGAAAGAGCAAAAAGAGACGGTGTGCCTTATGAACAATGGGTTAAAGAAGGTTTCATTAAAACTACGCCCGGTAACGTAATTGATTATCAATTTATAAGACAAACAATAACCGGTTATAATCCTGACGGTGTTCATGCTCATTGTTTAAGGGATGATTACGAAATAGAAGAATTAGGGTTCGACCCATGGAATGCCGGTCAGATTGCTTTAGATTTAACCGATGACGGATTGTTATGTGTAGAAACGAGACAGGGTTTTAAAACCCAATCGCCGGCAATGAAAGAAATAGAGAAATTAATATATGAATGTATCTTAGTGCACGGCGGCAATCCTGTTATGCGCTGGATGTTTGGCAATTTAGCAGTTAAAAAAGATGAAAATGAAAATGTCAGACCGGTTAAAGACAAATCTACCGGTAGGATTGATGGCGTGGTTGCGTTGATAAATGCTATGGCACGGGCTATGTTGCATGAAGATGAATCAACATCTATATATGAAACACGAGGAATATTAACTATGTAGGGGGCGTAATATGAATATAATCAAGCCGCTCATTAAAAAAGTTGTTAGGTCGTTAAATCTATCTGGGATTAGCGACCCTGAGCAGTGGCTAGTCGATACGTTTGGCGGCGTTAGAACTGCAACCGGTACGAATATTACAGAGATTACCGCTTTGCGAAACACAGCAGTGTATGCCTGCGTGAGAATATTATCAGAATCATTAGCCTCTGTGCCTTTTTTATTGTTAAGACAGGAACAAAAGGGCAAAGGTACTTCTCATGCTACAGATAATCCCTGGTATGATATTTTGAATAGCGTTGCTAACAGTGAGATGACGGCTTTTACCTTGCGTGAAACAATGATGGCTCACTTGGTTTCATGGGGGAACGCTTACGCATGGATTGAGCGTGACCGTTATCAACAGCCTATAGGATTATGGCCATTAAGACCAGACAGAACATGGCCTGAAAGGGACCCTACTACAAAAGTCTTGCAATATAAAACGGTTCTGCCCAATGGCGGATGGATTACTATTCCGAAAGAAGACATGTGGCATATTCCGGGTCTTGGTTTTGATGGCTTGAAAGGTTATAGCCCGATTGGTCTATGTCGTGAAGCTATCGGTATGGCGCAAGCCACTGAAGAATATGGCGCAAGATTTTTTAGCAATGGAGCGAGGCCAGCTGGAATATTGAAGCATCCGAAAACATTATCGGAAGGTGCGCAAAAAAGGCTGCGTGAAGGATTCGAAGAAAAGTACACGGGATTGACGAACGCTCATAAGATGATGATATTGGAAGAAGACATGAGCTACGAGGCAATTGGACTTCCTCCGGAGGATAGTCAGTTCATGGAGACAAGGCGATTCCAAATTGAAGAAATTGCCCGCATTTTCAGAGTGCCTCTTCACATGATTGGGGACTTGGAACATGCTACCTTTAGCAACATCGAACATCAATCCTTGGAATTTGTTAAATTCACATTATTTCCGTGGGCAGTGCGTTGGGAACAATCAGCGAATTTTAAATTATTAGGGCCTATTGATAGAAAAACTTTATTGTTTAAGCATAGCTTGGCGGAACTAGAGCGTGGCGATTTGAAATCACGCTATGATGCTTACAGCATCGCTATCAATGGGGGATGGATGTTTCCCAACGAAGCACGATTGACTGATGATTTAGATCCGTTACCGGAAGAGCTTAATACTTTAAGAGCACCGTTGCAATCATTGCCGGCTGACATAGCGAAAGCTTATTGGAGTTCTAAAATTACACCGAAAGGAGATACACCTAATGCCTAAAAAAGAAAACTCAAAAAAGGAAATTAGATTTTCCGGAGAAATAAGAGCGGCTCAAAATGATGCTGAACCTGAAAAACATATCGTAGTTGGCCAGCCAATCGTTTTCGAGCAGCCAACTGTTTTGTTTACCGATGACAATGGTGTTGAGTATAAAGAAGTGGTTGATAAGAACGCTTTGACTACGACTGATTTGTCAGATGTTGCTTTCAAATACAACCATAGTGACGATGTAATGGTCATGGCCAGAACGAGAAATAAAACGTTGACCTTGAAAGTGGACGGTCAAGGCTTATCTGCTGAAGCATTATTGGCAAATACAAGTTCAGGAAATGATATGTATGAATTAATAAAGCGTGGAGATATTGACAAAATGAGTTATGCGTACGTCGTAGCTGAAGATAGTTATGATCATGAAACTCATACGCGTAGGATTTTGAATATCAAAAAGCTTTATGATGTTTCAGCAGTCGATTTTCCAGCTTATGACCAAACCAGTATCAGCGCCAGAGACTATTTTTCATCTAAAACTGAAGAGGAAAAGCACATTTCTGATGAAAAAAATAAAGAAATTATGAATTTGCGCAAACTTAAAGTTAGTTTGGCAGAGAAATCTATTCAATAATTGCAACCTGGATAGGTTGTTTTTATAAACCTTAACTTGTATTAACTGGATAGTTAGCAAGATTCCTGGATAGGAATTGGT